AATGAGTAAACCTATGATAAGAATACATAACGCAGAAACAAATGAAATTATTGATAGAGAAATGACTAATGCGGAGTTTGCAATTTATGAAGCAGACCAAGCAGAGCAAGCAGCAAAGCAAGCCGAAACCGAAGCAAAGGCGCAAGCCAAAGCAGCTGCCGAAGGTAAACTAGCAGCATTAGGTTTAACCACCGATGATTTACGCGCTCTAGGTTTATAACCGGTAAATGAAGCCTTGGCTTTGTGCAGCTGGTACACAGTTAAGAGATCAGATTGATACCTGGTACCCAGATCGTCGCACTACCTCTGATGGGTGGGTGGGTGATGCTCGTCATTCCGCCAGAAAATCGGATCATAATCCAGATGCAGGATGTGTCAGAGCCATTGATGTGGATTCTCGCTTGGGTTCATCCGAAGGGCTCTCAGTATATTTGGCTGACCAAATCAGAATCTGTGCGAAAACCGATAAGCGCATATCTTACGTAATCCATAATGGCATGATTGCTAGCAAAATACTTAATTACAAGTGGCGTAAATACAGAGGTTTTAACAAACACACAAAGCACATACATATCAGCTTTACAAAGTTAGGCGATAAAGATAGCAAGCCGTTTGATATACCACTACTAGGGGGTAACATATGAAAATAAGCAATAAGCAAAAGGCAATACTTAAATCATACTTTAGGGGTGTGCTTGTATCATTCTTAACATTCTTAGCCAGTAATGAGCTAGGACTAGATCCAGTTATATCAGTAGTAGTGGCCGCACTTGCAGGCCCAGCAGCTAGGGCTTTAGATAAATCCGATGATGCTTATGGCCTCGGTGCAGATGAAGCATGACACCGGGCGAATGGGTTGCTTTAGCCGTTGGCGTATGCGCCGTATGTACAAGTTTATTAGTGGCTCTGCGCTGGGTTATTAAATCTTATTTACAAGAGCTTAAACCTAATAGTGGATCTAGTATGAAAGATCAACTTACTAGATTAGAGCAGCGTGTTGATGATCTATATTCTCTAATAGTTAAGCGACAATAATCCTATGGCTGATACAAGGCGTAAACGTAAGAAGATAAATAAGCGCGTGGTGCGTAAATCACCTGAGCCATTATCTAAGTTAGAACAACATTATATTTGTATGAACGAGATATACAAAGCTGCACGTAAGGCTGGCTTTAATGAGAGCTGTGCATTGTATTTTGTATCAGATAGGGCAACTATGCCTGACTGGGTAATAGGTAATGGCGGCATAATACCTACTATTGATCCTACAGAAGAGGATGAAGATTAAGCGTTGGCTAGTAATATCAGATTTACAAATCCCGTACCATCATGAGCAGGCAGTCAAGAACGTCATTAAGTTGGCAAGACGTGAGAAATTTGATGAAGTTTTGGTGGTTGGGGATGAAATTGATTTTCAGACAATTTCTAAATGGAGTGAGGGCACACCTCTTGCTTACAGTCAGACTCTTAACGAAGATCGTGCAGCTTGTCAAGACATATTATGGGATCTTACCGAGTACAGCAAAAAGGCTAGTGTTATCCGCAGTAATCATACTGATCGCCTTTATAACACTTTATTAAAAGCACCGGGCCTAATAGGTTTACCAGAACTGCAATATCCTAAGTTTATGGATTTTGCTAGCATGGGCATTGATTACTATCGCACAGCCTATGAGTTTTACCCTGGCTGGGTATTAGCACATGGCGATGAGGGCAGCATGAGCCAGCATGCAGGCATTACAGCCCTTAACCTTGCTAAAAAATGGGGCAAATCGGTCATAGCAGGGCATAGCCATAGACTAGGCATGAGTGCCTATACAGAAGCCATAGGAAGCCATTACAGACCCTTATACGGTGTTGAGGTAGGTAATCTAATGGATAGAAGAAAAGCGTCTTATATACGCTACGGAAGCGCGAATTGGCAGATGGGTATTGCTATACTAGAAGCCGTAGGAAAAACGCTAACACCCACGTTAGTGCCCATAAATAAGGATGGCTCATTTACAGCTCTCGGGCGGTATTACGGGTAACATCGTTACCTAATCGTTATACAAACTACGCCCTAAATAATCCACAAAGTCGTACACACATGCGACACTATTGCTATGCCACAAATTGTGGTATGGAAAGTAGGGCTACATGATAGAGACAACAGCACCCTGGCTAGTGCTTTATAGCATCCTGGGTTATTTAATTGGTTGGTACGTAATAACAAAAATAATGAATCAAGCCTTTAATCGTGGGTATTGGTCAGGCAGATCAGCTGGTTGGCGAGCAGCTAATGAACATTATGAAAAAGTTCGTAAACTAAAATATGAGTCAGTGTTTGATTATGACAAGCAGAACTGAGCTCTTAGATGAATGCGCAGCAATTTTATCCGCAAGAGGGTCTGTTTACGGAAGCAGTCGAAGCAATCACGAGCGGATCAGCGAATTGTGGTCTGCTTACTATGGAAGTTACATATCGCCAATGCAAGTCAGTCTCATGCAACTGCTTGTCAAAGTGTCAAGGCTTTCAGAAACTCCAAATCACAAAGATAGTGTTAAAGACATTATTGGTTACGCAGTCATATACCAAGAGCTGCACGACCAATACGAGAATGATTTTGGAGTAGATAATGGCATTTAACCTGGCAGATTATGAAACAGTTGAAAGCCGACTAGAAAAATGGTGGAAGGATTATCCAGATGGAAGAGTGGCAACAAAGATCGAGCAGGCATCAGACACTAGATACATTGTTAGTGCTGAATTATTTAGAACGGAAGCCGACGCTAAAGCGTATGCGACTGGTCTCGCTAGCGAGAACGTTAGTGATCGTGGTGTCAATTCAACTTCTGCATTGGAAAATTGTGAGACTTCAGCGATCGGTCGTGCGCTTGCAAATGCGGGTTATGCAGCTAAAGGGAAACGTGCTAGCAGAGAAGAAATGACTAAAGTGGTCAAGGCAGAAACTTGGTCAGTAGATCGCACAGATCCTTTGCCTATCAGTAATGAGGACTGGGTTAAAGCTGCAACTGTGACGCCACCGAAAGCACCACCAGCATGCTGTGCTAAAGGTAATAACTTAGTAACAGGGGTATCGAAGACTAACGGGAAACCGTACTACGGTTATCTATGTTTAGATCGTATTAAAGAGCATGCTATATGGGCTAAGCAAGATGCCGCCGGTAATTGGTTCTTTCCACAAGGAAAGGAGGAATAATGGGTTTTATTGAGATAAGGAACGGTTCAGGCTTTACATTACGTATGGAAAACGATAAAGAAAGCCTAAACCTAAGTACCGATAGATGTGTATCGTGTAATGATGACAGGTTATTACATGATGGACAGTATTTGGTATGTACTCAGTGTCATTGCAGACAATAAGGAAGGGGATTTTATCACATGTACACAAAATTTAAGTGTAACGGCTGTGATCGTAAGACCGAGTTCTTATGGCTGGATCAATTAGATACGCCGGAAGGATTTAAGGCTTATCAGTGCATGGACTGTGGCTGTGTTGGTGTTAAGAATATAGCTGAGGCTTTACATATACCAGACAGTAACTTAGATAGATGCAAGCAGTGTGGTGGTTGGCAATTCTTAGGCAGCGGTTGCCACACTTGTGCATTGATAGGGGCTAAGTAATGCCTACCTATGAATACAGCTGTGCAGAGTGCGGCACATATGGATCTACTAGCAGCTCATACTTAGATAATCTGCCTATTATGGAATGTCCTAAATGCATGACCATTATGAATCGCTTTTACTCAGCACCAGGTATTGTGTTTAAAGGTACTGGATGGGGTGGCCAATAATGGATGCTGGTTATGCAGAGACTTGGTTAGAGACGGATGATTTACGCATTATGACTTGCCGTCTGACCTGCGGTTATGTTAATTGATTTGACAAGGCATGCTACCCTAAACAAGCATGTGATCTTAAATCACAAAGCTGAGCCGCCAACGGCAGGGCTCGGAAGGTGCAGAGTTTGGCTACTCTCATTGTTAATTGCATTTAACTTTATCTTTGTAAAAGATTATTCCGTTGCTAAAGAGAATTATAAACCTACACATTATAAGCAATACATACTTATAGAATTACAAGACTTTACAGAAGCGTATTGCCTAATAGATTTATACACAGCTGAGAGCAGGCTAAACCCTAAGGCACGTAATGGTTCACATTATGGCATACCACAAGGTAGGTCTAAGTATCTAGCCACAGTAGATGGTACTAAGCAAATAGACTGGGGTATTAAGTACAATATAAATAGATATGGATCTATGTGTAAAGCATTAGAGCATTACAAGATAAAGGGTTGGCATTGAGTCGTAAAGCAATAAGCACAGGTAAGTGGAAGAAGCTACGCATTACCATACTTGACCGGGATGGTTGGCAGTGTGCTATGTGTGGTGGGCCTGCAGATACTG